TCACATCAGTTTCTGATTAAGAAGATTTACAGCATTCTTTTTTGTATCAGGGAAAACATGAAGATATATTTTAGCTGTGGTATTTATATCAGCATGTCCGAGCAATTCTTGAACGGTTTTTATATCAGCACTACATAAAAACAATAAGCAAGCAAATGCGGATCTTAATGCATGCCATTTTTTATATGTAACATCTATTTCTTTCAAGAACTTAACCCATTTTTTTCTTAGATTAGATTGATCAATTATATTGCAACTTTCATTAACAAAAATTAGGCTATTGTCGTCAAATTCTTTTCTATTGCGTTTATATGTTTCTACAACAACTGTATCAATATAATTTGTTATTGTATCAAATAAATGTGAGGCAATGTCTACATCTCTGATACTAGATGGCGTTTTAGGTGTTATTAATTTATATTCGTATCCAACAATCTCTTTACCTTTAAATTTTTTTATTTTGCATAATTCCTTTTTTACTTTTACTACATAATTTGAAAAATATTTATATTGTAAGCCTGTTGCTTCTCCAAGTCTAAGACCAGAACCGATTGAAAATAGAATTAAATATGGAAGATAGTCTGTAGTCTTACTAGCAATTCTTTTATTGCATTCAGCTATTATTTTTTCAATGTCAGTATTATCAAAATAGTCATTTTCATCGTCTACTTCATCAAAATCTTCATTTTCTGATTTAGGAATTGTGACAAATTGACATGGATTTCTTAAAACATAACCTTCTTGAATTGCATAATTAAAAGCCCCTTTTAGAACTTTGTTTAAGTTTGTTATTTGACTTTCCGTTTTTCCTTCTGCAGACAATTCATTGTAGTACTCTTTTATATTGGCTGTTTTGCATGAGAATACTCTTAAATAGCTTATTTTTTTATCTACAATATAATTTCTATAGATACCTTCATACCTTGAAAAAGAACCTGGTTTGAAATTAATATCATTTGCCTTTATATCATATAGCCATGTCGATACTAACATATCAATAGTCATCTCTTTATAATCAAGACTCATTCCATTGTTAATATTATTCATATATTCATCTGCTTTTTGATTAGCTTCATTTACGCCACTACCATAAAATGCTTTTCTAATTGCTGTGCCATCTGATTTATGTCCAACTGTTTTTGTTGTTCGGAAATATTTTTTTCCATTTACTTCAAAATTAGTTTTCTTAGCCATAATTCCTCCTATAAAATAAGATAAGTCTGTTACAACTTATCTTTAGTTCTTCATTTCAAATTTTCCAATGTATTTACCAATTATTTTTATTGGAGTATCTTTTGTATAAATTTGTGTTTTAAAACTTGGATCATTACTCATAGGCTCTAAAACAACAAAATCTCCTTGTTTGCTGAATTTCTTTAATGTAGCATCATACCCATTTACTAATACAACAGCAATTTCTCCATCATCAACCCAATCAGTTTTACGAATAAGAGCATACGCACCATTTTTTACAACCTTATTCATACTTTCGCCATTCACACGTAAGAAATAACATTCCTCTGGATTGACTATATTCATAAGGTTAGGGTCAATAGGTAATCTTCCTTCAATGCATTCCTCTGCCCAGTTTGGTTGTCCTGCACTTATTTGACCATAGACAGGGCACATATATACTTTAGAGGTTATTTCTAAATTTGAGATAAACTTATGAGCTTTTTGTTCTGCTGTTAGATCAGATATTATTAGATTATTATCTATGCTTTCTAAGATATCTTTCATTTCGCTCCAAGCATATTTTTCTGCTTTTTCCAAATAGATTTGATTATTAACTAAAGAATTAGAAGCATTTGTTAAAATTTCTAACTCTTTATGTATTAGCTTAAAATAATATTTTGTAATTAATTCATAGGCAAAGTAAACTAAAGAATCCTCCATATCATATATTTTTACACTAAATTCATCAGTAACATATATGTAATTTTCTATAAAAGCAGTTATTGCTTTTTTTAAATCTACTTCATCAAGCTCTAGGGCCTTTAATTTTTTTATTAAGTCATCTTTTATTTCGATATTTAAATAATTAGATAATTCTTCTTCATTGGTTTTAAAATTACTTTTACCCATTAAATAATCCATCGTGCAATTAAAAATTTCACACATTTTTAATTTTATTTCATCACTAGGGGCATTTGCACCACTTTCGTAATTAGCTATATTAGATTTTGCACTTAGACCTAACATTTTAGCCAACTCTTCTTGAGTTAAACATTTTTCTTTTCTTAATTCTTTTATTCTATCTTTTATATTAGCCATAGTATACACCTTTCTTTCTTAATTATTATAACATACGGTTCAGTAAAAGTAAACAATAATTTTTTTTTCCTTACTCTCTCTAAGCTAGAGACAGAATAACTGAACTTTTTTAAAAATAGGACTTGACAAGTTCAGAAAAACTGATATAATAAGTACAGCAAAACAAAACAAGGAGGTGTGAAAATGAAAAATAAAACAAAATATGTATATACAGATGAATTAAAAAAAGAGAGAAAACAAAGAGGGTATTCTATAGATGACATGGCTAGATTCCTAGGATTTAAGAGCAAAGTTACATATTATAATATTGAAATAGGAATAACGGAGCCTAAAATTTCGCATATAAATAGAATATCTAAGATATTAGGGAGCAAACCAGAAAATTTTTTTAATTTTAAAGTTCAGTAGGACTGTTCAAAGAGGAGAAAGATGAAAGAATTAATAAAAATTGAAGTAAATGAAAATCAAGAGCCAATAGTAAATGGCAGAGAATTATACGAAGTATTAGGAGTGAGCACGAGATACAATGATTGGTTTAATAGAATGAAAGATTATGGATTTGTAGAAAATCAAGATTATTGTACTATTACTCAAAAAAGAGTAACAGCTCAAGGAAATGAAACAACATATAGTGACCATGCAATTAAGTTAGATATGGCAAAAGAAATTGCAATGATACAAAGAAATGAAAATGGCAAAAAAGTAAGGCAATATTTTATACAAGTAGAAAAAGACTTTAATAGTCCAGAGAAAATAATGGCAAGAGCATTAAAAATAGCAGAGAGCAGACTAAACGTGCTACAACTAGAAAATACACAGCAGAAACAATTAATAGGAGAATTAAAACCCAAAGCGGATTATTTAGACCAAATATTACAAAGCAAAGCATTAGTAACTATAACAGCGATTGCAAAAGATTATGGAATGTCTGCAAAAGCATTAAATCAAAAATTACATGAACTAAAGGTACAATTTAAACAGGGACATCAATGGTTTTTATATAGTAATTATCATAATTGTGGATATACGCATAGTGAAACAGTTGAATACACTCATCAGGATGGAAGGAAAGACGTAACAATGAATACAAAATGGACTCAAAAAGGTAGACTATTTCTTTATGATTTGTTAAAGAAAAATGGGATTGTTCCTATGATAGAACAGTAAAGGGGGTGAGAAAATGGAAGAATGGATAAGTCTAAGACAGTATATGAAACGTTTTAAGCTAGGATATGAGGTTGTTCTTAAAATGATAAATAATGGAGAAGTTGAATATCGAAAGACTCCAGGAGGACAATACAAAATTAAGGTTGGAGGAAATACAGTTTCAAAAGAACTGTATGAGGAAGAACGAAAAAAGCGCATTGAAGCAGAAACAACATTAAATTTAATAACAAAAATGTTGGTAGAAAGGAGATGATAAATATGTATAACTTATTTGAAATAGCATTTTTTATATTATATTTTGCAACAAAAATAACAAAGTTTATTGCGATATTATTAGCAGTTCAAATAGCGGTATATAGACTAAGCGGATTTAGTATATATAAATTTGCAATGAAAAAAGCAAGTAAATTATTAAACTAAAACGAAGGAGGAAGAGTATGGACAAGCTAGACAAATGTTACGTGTGGCATGTGGTAACAATGGCAAAGCTAAAATTAAGATTAAAAGAATTAAAGAAAGGAGTGAAATAGTATGGCAGAAAAGAATATAGATGAGGCTCAAACAATACGAGAGCTAACAAGAGTAATTGATAGAAAAGAAATAGAAATTCAAGATGTAAAAACAAGCCTTGCAGGAGTATTGCAAGAAATAAGAAATCTAAATGAAAGCAATTTAGATAGAGAAGTTATAAAGAAGAAAATATCTGAAATGGCTACAAATACAATATATGAGCTATTGATAGACGAAAAAAATGAGTCAGTTTGCGACCACCAATCAGAAAACTAACTCAACAAAACACATAAATAAATGTTCTTGTACTAATTATACAAGAATTAGGAAGGAAAGTCAAATGAGTAAAGCACAAGATTTAGAAGATATGCAAGAATTTGTAAATGAATATGAAAATATTAAAGATACTTTAGAAAGTCTGCTAGATGAAATAGACAACAAAGAGTTAAAAGAAGAAGTAAATGGATTACTTAGCGTACTTGAAGAAGACTATGAACAACAGAACAAAGATTTCACAGAAAGAATTGCTGAAATGGAGAATGAGGAAGAGAACTATTTAGAAAGACAATATTGTTCAATGAGGTTATAAGGAGGAAGAAGATGCTTAAGAAATATGATGAATTAAGAAAAGTTGATGTAAGTAAATGGGTAGAAAAAAGAGATGGTGCAGATTATATAAATTGGGCAAAAGTTGTAGATTTATTACATGAAAATGGAGCAGAAAAAGTTTATTTTGAACCAGTCGTAAATGAAATAACAGGAAGTAGTTTGTATATGACAGAGCAAGTTTTTACAGATAGTAAAGGCAATACAAATAGAGTTTATGAAACAGCAGTAAAAATTGTAATTGATGATACGGAATTTATACAAAGAGGTCCAGTTACTAACGGATCTAATCCTGTAAAAGATAATTCAATGACACAACAAAGATTATGGAATTGTCAAACCAGATTATTTGTTAAAGGAGTTGCAATTAGAACAGGACTTGGATTTGATTTATGGTTAAAAGACGAACTAAAGAATGAAAAAGAAAATTGGGAAGATGATTTATCAAAGCATGATATATTCAAAATTAAAGAAAGATGCCAACAAATATATACTCAAAAATTAAAAGAAGGATTAACAGTTAAAGAAATAGCTGGAAAATTACATAAAACAGAAGATGAAGTAAAGGCTTTGTTTACATATTTTGATACTTTAAGCAATTTTGAAAGGGATTTATCTAATATTGATACAAAGTCAAGATAGAAGTGGATACATAGGAGCTTCTGATACTAGCATGGTTGTAGGAAATTGGCAAACAAAAACATTTGAACAGTGGTGGTTGGAAAAATTAGGTTTAAATAAAAAACAGCTAAATACAGAAGCCATTAAGGCAGGAAATAATTATGAACATAAGGTTTTAGAAGCTCTTGATATTGAAGCTTTAGAAATGGATAAACAGATTATAAAAAATAAATTACGAGTTAATTTAGATGGAAATACAGATGATTGTATTTACGAAGTAAAAACTCATAATTCAAATAAAGAATTTAAAGTATCAAAGCAATATTGGAGACAAGCACAAGTAGAGATGTATGCAAGCAATATATTTAATTTATATATAGTTGCATACGAATTAAAAAAAAATGATTATAAGAATTATTTTAACGATATTGATAAAGAACGAATTAAAAAAATAAAAGTGGAATATGATAAAGATTTTATTAATAGAGAATATCTACCTAGGCTAAGAATATTAGAACAATGTTTAATAGAAGGTAGATTTCCAGAAAGGATTAGTTATGAATAAAGTTATTTTAATGGGACGACTTACAAGAGATCCAGAGGTTAGATATACACAAGCTACAAATACTATGGTAACAAGTTTTACACTTGCAGTAAATAGAAGGTTTGTAAAACAAGGCGAAGAAAGACAAGCTGATTTTATAAATATTGTTGCTTGGAATAAAACAGCAGAGTTTGTAAGTAAGTATTTTAGCAAAGGTCAGCAAGTAGGTGTAATTGGAAGAATCCAAACTAGAAACTATGATGATGAGCAAGGTGTTAAACACTATATTACAGAAGTAATTGCAGAAGAAGTTTACTTTGCAGGAGAAAAGAAAGAGAAAGCACAAAATGACCCAACAGATGATTTTGAGATTACTAATTCAGATGATTTACCTTTTTAGTTAGGAGGCTATCATGGTAGGAACAGCAGAAGCATTAGTAAAATGGTTGTTTAATCAAAGCAGAGAAAAGATATTTGAAGTCAAAGAGCATAAGGCAAAAAGGACTTTAACTCAAAATGCATACATGTGGAGTTTAATTAACGAAATTGCAAACAAAATGCGATTGTCAAAAGAAGATACATATTTAAAGATGATTAAAGATTATTCGCAGTCAATGTTAGTAACAATAAGAGCTGATATAGATGTATCAAAGTTCTTTAAGTATTACGAATTTGAACGAGAAGCTCAAATAAGCGGAGTAGATTTTAAAATATATAAAGTATATGAGGGCAGTTCTCAAATGGACAAAAACGAATTTAGAGTGCTTTTAGATGGTGTAATACAAGAAGCACAACAGTTAGGAATATGCACACTAACACCTGATGAAATTGCTAAATTGAGGTGGGTTGAAAATGAAAAATAATTCAATAATGCCACAAGATATAAGATGGAGCAATAGGTACTTTATAGGAAGCCATAAACATCATATATATGGAGCTTCAAATAGAAAATTTAGTGAACAAGATGGATTGTTTATATACTTAACACCTGAAATGCATAATATGAGCAATGAAGGAATCCACTTTAACAAAGAATTTATGGAATACTCAAAGAGAGTAGCAGAAGAAACATGGTGTAAACATTACAACAAAACAAAAGAAGATTTTATAAGAAGATATGGAAGAAATTATTTATAAAAGAAAGGAGGGCATAGAAATACATACTTATAAAATTCTTATAAGGTTTCTATGTCCTTTCATATTAACGAAAGGAGAAAACATATGGAGAAAGTTAGTTTTCTAATGTATTTAGACTATGAAGAACAATTTAATTTATTAACAGATGAAGAATTAGGGCAACTTATAAGAGCAATAATGCAATACGAGAAAACAAAACAAGAACCTAAACTAGAAGGTACATTGAAGATGGCTTTCTCGTTTATAAAAGCACAACTAGACAGAGATAGAGATAAATGGGAAGGCACAAAGAATAAAAGAAGTGAAGCAGGCAAGAAGGGAATGGCAAATAGATGGAATAACAAAAATAACGAAGTTATAGTAGAAGATAGCAAAAGTAGCAATGTTATAACAGAAGATAACAAAAATAACAATGTTATAAATGATATAACACGGCATAACAAAAATAACTGATAATGTAAATGAAGATGTAGATGATGATGTTAAAGTAGATGTAAATGAAGATGAAAAAGTAGAAGTAAAAGATAAATATAATAATATTATAGGAATTTACAATTCCTATTGTCCAAACCTTCCGCGAGTTCAAAAGCTCACTTCAAAACGAAAAACAGCCATAAATAAGCTTTTAAAAGAATTAACAGAAAAGCAATTTATAGATGTTTGCATAATAGCAAATACTAGTGATTTTCTTATAGGAGACAACGATAGAAACTGGAAAGCAGACTTTGACTTTATTATAAGACCAGATAAGGCAGTTTCCATACTAGAGGGAAAATATAATAACAAAAAAAGAGACAAAATAGACGGTTTTGTGGATTTATGGAAGGAGGCAAAAGAAAAAGATGAGCAGGACAGAAATGGTGCAAATAATAACTCTTTTAGCTGGTAACTATGAAGCTATATCAAACAAATCACAAAAACAAAAAGAGCTAATGTTAAATACTTGGTATGAATGTCTAGGGGATTTAGATTATAAGTTAGTTTTGCAAGCAGTAAAGAAAACAATAATAGAAAGTCCATATCCTCCAACGATACACGACATAAGAAAAAATGCAATAGAGATGATAAACCCAAGCAGTCAAAATACTGCAATAGAAGCTTGGAATGAAGCATATTCAATGATTTGTAGTGGTGGATATATGACAGAAGAAGAGTTTGATAAAGCAAGTCCAGAAGTAAAGAAGTTCTTTGGAAATGTAAGACAAGTAAAAGAATTAGCTAGAACGGATATAGCAACAGTAAATACTGTGACAAAAGGGCAATTCTTAAAGCAATACGAGATAATAACGGAAAGACAAAGAGAACAAAGATTATTGCCAGAAAATATGAAAGAGCAATTATTAAAATTGCAAAGTAACTTTATAAAACAGATAGGAGATTAAAAGATTAGAAGAGGAGGAAAAATAAATGAAATTTAAAGTTGGAGATAAAGTAAAAGTAATAGCCAAAAGACATGGACATGGGTTTAATATTGGAGAAATTGTAAAAATAGAGGAAATTAGTGATAGAGACTATACATGTAGTTCACTTAAAGAAAACGAATTATGGTGGATGGGAGAAGATGAATTTACAAAAGTAAAATTCACAAAATCAGACTTAAAAGATGGAGATATAGTTACATACAGAAATGGACTAAAGAAAATTGTATCTGGAGATAAATTGTATGGAAACGATCTCTTTACATCATTAAGATATTACCCAGAGGATTTGAAAGATGTAGATGGAGAGGAAAAGAACGACATAGTCAAAGTCGAAAGACCAGTCAAATACGAAACAGTATTTGAGAGAGAAGAAGTACTTGATGAAACAGAAAAGAAATATTTAGCAGAGGTAATTAGACCATTCAGAAAAAGAATACAATTTATACAAAAGAAAAAAGAAATAACGGAGATAAATCCCTATATAAGAATAGTTTGTGAGGACAATGATAAACTAGTTTTTCCATACATAACAGATAACAGCATGTATAAAGGAATGGAAGTAAACAAGAAATACACCTTAAAAGAATTAGGTTTGTAAGGAAGGAGTGAACACAAATGAGTACAATAACAGCAAAGACAAGACAAATGTCATTTGATGATATACAAGATAAAACAAAAATAAGATACATACAAATTTTGAATAGATTGGACAAGCCTAAGACGGCCAAAGAGCTAGCTGTGGAGTTATTTGATTTAGGTTTTATTCCTAGCACGGAAAGAAATTACACCGCACCACGCTTGTCAGAGTTAGAAGATATGGGAATGGTTAAAGCGATAGATAAAAAGAAATGTGAGTATACAGGTAAAACGGTAGCAGTTTACGAAAGAACGCTAAAGGGATTTGAAGCCTTGAACATGAATCATATTTCAAGAATTTATTAGGAGGTAGTTATGATAAAAAATTTAAGTAATATAAAAATAAAAGATAGTTTTATAGAGCATCCGCCAAGAGAAGAAAAAATGAATTATAAGATTTCATATTATTTAATTACAGGCAAATTTGAGCAACCAATTGTAATAAATAAAGAAGGGTACTTAATAGATGGTTATACAACATATTTAATCTGTAAAGGCAGAAACAAAAAATATGTAAGAGTAGTTAGAGGATAGCTTATGAATTATCCACAATTAACTCGGTATCTGTGCAAAAACACTGAAATATGGACTATGTAGACGGATGTCAGCAATTAGAAAACATTTATTTTCGAGGAGTTAAACAGTGCAAGTATGTTACGGGTACCGAAGGGGAACAAATTAAATTAGAGTTAGATAAACAGGAGAGAATATGGAAATAGAAGATATTTTAAAATACACATTAACACTCTTTCAAGATATAGATAAAAGACTATCAGAGTTAAGAAATCAACAAAGTATTTGGGATATTAAACAAGATGAGCTACTGCATTATATAGAAAATCACAATATAGATGCAGTTAGATCATGTAAAATAGTAAAACAATTGAAATATGTAAGGGGAGAAAGAAGAAAAGTAAAAGATGAAATAGATGTAGTAGTGTCATTGAAAAATACTTTTATTGATAAATATAAAAACAAGTTTATAGAAAAAGATTTAATACAAGCGTTGAAAAATTTAAAAGAATTAGAACAAAGGAAAAATAATCCTAAATATACATATCAGTATTTAACTGAAGAATTGGAGATAAAAGATGAAAATATTAGCAATAGATCCCCGGAAATATAGAAAGTGCATATTGTATTGCAGATAGCAAAACATACCAGATAATTGAAAAAGGAAAAATCGAAAATGAAAAATTAAGTCTAGTAATACAACATGCAGAATATGACAAGATAGTAATAGAAATGGTAGCTTGCTATGGAATGCCAGTTGGTAAAGAAGTATTTGATACTTGTGTGTGGATTGGTAGATTTATACAAGAAGCATATGAGCTAGGTATAGACTGTGACTACATATATCGTAAAGAAGAAAAAATGAATTTATGCAATTCTATGAAAGCAAAAGACAGCAACATAAGACAAGCCTTAATAGACAGATTTGGAACAGCTGGAACAAAGAGAAATCCCGGTTGGTTTTATGGATTTAAGGCAGACATATGGAGTGCTTATGCAGTAGCTGTAACATATTTAGATAAAACGAAAGGAAATTTCAACAATGAATAAGAAAGATTTTATTGATACAATTTTTATTTTAATAATAATTTTAGGTTTGATTATACTTGCTGAGGGTAGAGGATATGAACTATATAAGAAACAGTTAGAAGTAAACGAATTACAAAATAAAGTAGAGCAACAGATAGAGCTAATAGATGCTCTACAGCAGTAATGGGAGGTTCATATGGGAAATAAAATAGAAGTTGGAGAATATGTGAAAACAAAAGAAGGAAGAATAGCTCAAATTAAAAGCATAGATTATGAAGCTGGAATATATAGATTTGACAGAATTATTTATATCAATGATTTTAGAATGAAAGAAGACGTACTTTACAATAATGAAATGTTTAAAAAGGTGATAGTAAACCACAGCAAACAACTAATAGATTTAATAGAAGTTGGAGATATAGTAGAAATAAGGACAGGATTACATAGTAGTTTTAAGTATTTTGTAGAAAATGAAGATAACTTATTGCTTTTAGAAGAAAAAGTTAAACAATTTTGGAACATAAAAACAATACTAACAAAAGAGCAGTTTGAGGCTAATTGCTATAAAGCAGGAGGAGAAGATGAATAAATATAAAAAAGTATCTAAAGAAGAAGTTCTTGAAATGTTTTATGATTTACAGACTAAATTTTGGATAGCAGGCTGCTGGGGAGACGGATTTTCGGCTGAATTTTTAGCTCATAGAATGAAAACATCTACATATCAGATAAGAAAAGCCTATAAACAATTAGCAGAAGAAGGATATTTAAAATTAGAGAAAGTTCCAACAGCTTTTGAGGAATATGATAATGGGTTGTATACTGAATCTAATACTTATCTATTTTGTAAGGTTTATACTTTAACACAGAAAGCTAAAGATAAATTTAAAAAGAATGGAGATGAAGAAGATGAATAGAGAAATAAAGTTTAGAGGAAAAAATTACGAGAACAAATGGAAATATGGTGATTTAGTGCAAGAAAAGTGGAAACAAGGGAAAGCAATAATGATAAAGAAAGAGACAACAGCTTGGAGTGTATTAGAAGATACTGTAGGACAATACACAGGCTTGCACGATAAAAATGGAAAAGAAATATATGAAGGAGATATAGTTGTAGATAAAGAAGATGAAGTAATGGGAGAAATAACTTGGAATGAAGAAGAAGCTAGTTTTTACTTTTCTATTTTATATGAAAATGGAACTTATGAAGAAGAAAAATTAAATGATTGGGCAAGTGTATTAGAAGTAATTGGTAATATATACGATAATCCAGAGTTATTAGGAGGAGAATAGATATGTTAAAAATAAGAGATGATGTAGATTTAAAAGAACTTGAAAAGTTTGGATATACGAAAATTGATATAGGGCTAAATGAACCATATGAAATATATAAAAAATATATAAAACCTTATTTTAGCATAGAGATAAGACCAGATGGAAATATTGTTGCTAATAATGATGATACAAATGCAATTTTAAAAGAAGAATATATACAAGATTTAATTCAAGCAAATTTAGTAGTAAAGGAGTAAATAAGATATGTTATTTTGTGAAAAGGAAGATTGTAAATTTAGAAGTAAAACAAAGTGTAAAAACTTTACGATAGGTGGCAAACCAGCTTATAAATGTAAAGCTAAACATACTCTTATTAGTTTTTATGCTGATGGTTCTAGTGATACATTTATACCTGCTGATAATACTTGTACTTGTTTAACATATCGTAAGAGAGAGGAGTAAATAAGATATGGAAAAATATAATTTAAAAAATAAAACAGATATAAAAATGCATAATGTATTATTTGCAACAACAAGTGAAAGAGATTATGAAATGGAAAGATTATTATTGCTAGAAGATATGCCTGATACAGAATATAATGAATTTGTTTTAGTAGAAGGATATCATTGTAGTTGTTATGATTTTGATGAGACTAACTGGGATTGCACAAAATTAACTAAAGATGAATTAAATAAATTGCTAGAAAAAATAGAAGATTGGGAAACATTAAGAAAAGAATTAAAAGAATTTTTAGCGAGATATTAAGGGGGTATATAGTGAAAGAAAAAACAGAGAATGAAATATTTTCTTTTTCAGAAAGAGTAATAAAAGAAGTAGTAAAACGAGATGATGAACACACAAAACAAGTAATAAAAGATTATCTTAGAGAAAGATATCCAAAGAAAAATATAAGAATTGATTTCTTAGATGAAGAAATAGTCAATCAAATCTTAGAGTTAGGAATAGCAGAATATCAAAAAAGACAAGATTTAGGAGGTGTTTTAAGTGAAAGAAAATAGAGATGAAGATAGAGTTAATATATTAAAAATAGAATGTTACGTTACGATAAATGACGAAAAAGAACCTATTTTAAATATTGGTACAAGCTTTTCAAATATGATAGAAAGTGAAGAATTTAAGCATTATAATGATGAGTTACATAAAAATATTAAACCAGTTTTAAATGATTTAAAACAAATGTTACTAAACACATTAGAAATGGAGGAAGAATGAAAAATAGTATAGAAGAAGATATAGAAGAACTAAAAAGATTATTGTATAGAAATGAATTAAGCCAATATGGAAAAAGAAAACTAATAAATTATTATGAACAACAAGAGAAAGATTATAAAAGAGTATTAAAAGAGAATGAAGAATATTCAAAACAATTAGATTTAGACTATGTAGATAAGAATTATATTTCAAAGAAAAAAATAGAAGATGAATTAGAAGAATTGAAAGGTAAATTAGAAGATATATCTAAACGAAGAGAAAAATCAAAAACTAAAGAAGAAAAAACTGTATTATGGTGTTTAGAGATTAGAACTGATGAAAGAATAAAAACATTACATGAACTATTAGAAAATTACAAAATGAACCCAAAACAGTAAAGTTTATATGAAAAATTGAGTAAAGTTCTCAAAAACAAGTACAAAATGTATTGAATTTGAAAAAGAAAGAGGAAAACATATGAAAATACCTAAAACAGTAATAAAGAATAAACAAGAATATGAGTTTGTAAAAAGAAACAATGAAACAACGTTTCTATACAAAAATAAGAAATATGGATTCAAAGAAACATTCAGTCTGTATCAATTAGGGGTACTAAAACAACAGATTGAACCGCCGAAGCTAACAGTGCATCCGGAAAATGTAAAGATATAAATGTAGGAGGTACAAATGAAACTTAGTAAAGAAGAATACAAAGAAGCTAAAGGTTGTTTAAAGAGATATAATTACAATCAAATTAAGTTGATGAATATAAGAGATGATATAATGAGTTTATGTGCTGTAGATGTAGATGGAATGCCAAAAGCTCCATACTCAACATCAGATAGAGTATTAGACAGTGTTATTAAGCTACAAGAAGATTCAAATATTAAGGAAGCATCAAAAGAAATAAAGATTGTGAATCAAGCAATAGAGCTAATCAGCAAGAATGCAAAATACATATTTAAACATCAATATCAACTAGGACAAGATAAGTGGGACATCATAAATGAAGGTATGTCAGAAGGAACATATAAGCGTAGACATAGCGAGCTTGTATATGCAGTACATAAAGAAATAAAAAAAGTGAGCCAAAAGTGAGACAAAAATGAGACTTTTTTGTCAAAAAAACGTGTTATAATTGTATCGTGGATAGATAGGTAAGACTATATAAACAGAAAAGGGCTAACAAAAAGTTGGCTCTTTCGACGTATTTCGACAACATTTGCAAAATAGATCATATATAATATCTTTTAGAGAGGGGGTGTTATGTATGAGAAAGTGCGATGTTTGTGGAAAAAATAAAGCTGTATATGAAGTATATGGAACAAATAAAAAAATATGTGATGATTGCAAGGGAAATTTTTTTGTCTGTCCTGGATGCGGAACCATATACGAGCAAAACGACTATGAAAATGGTGACAATAATGGATTTTGCAGAAGAAAATGCGCTAATAAAGGATAAAAACGAAGAGCTTATCAAACGATAGGCTCTATTATTTTGCTAAAAAGGAGAAAAAATAAATGGAATTTAAAAAAGCATATGAAGCATTAAAACAAGGATATAAAATAAAAAGAGAACATTGGAGAGGTTATTGGATAAAAGAAAATGACACAATAACAATGCATTGCAAAGATGGAAGTGTAATACCATTCCTAGAAACAGATGACATATTTGTAGATTTAGATAATATAGTAGCAGATAATTGGGTTATATGTGATGATATAGATGAATCAAAATTAAACATACAAACATTTACATTTGGAGAGGCAATATCTAGTCTAAAAAGAGGAAAAAGAGTTCAAAGAAAAGGCTGGAATGGAAAAAATCAATACATAGAATTAGCAACCAATATCAGTTATAAAAATGCTAACAATGAAATAGTAAATGCAGAGCATGATGCAATAGGAAATAAAGCAATAGCATTTGTTGGAACATCAGGAGTTCAATTAGGTTGGTTAGCAAGTCAAGCTGATATGTTGGCAGAAGATTGGAAAATAGTTGAAAATTAGTTATTAACGGATACTAGATAAATTAATATAAATAATTCCAAAATCCTTATTTATCCTTTGGTAATTCATATAAAATGTAAGGCGATTCTAGTTAAGCCTTAACCTTTTTGCATGTTAGAGGTATATAAATAGAAATGTGCATTGGAAAAAGAAGAATCTTTTGAAAAGCTTTGTATTACTATGTTAATACGAGGCTTTAGTTTTCTATAAAATAGTATAAAGTGATGTGCAGTTACATCATTTTCTAGTATTTTATAAAATAACGAAAGAGGTGTTGTTATGACTAACGAAGAAAGATATGAGAAATATGTAAAAGAAAATTGTAAGAACTGTAAAAATAAAGATAAAGATCTATGCGAGATAAGAATATCCGCCTTAAATGACGTAGTCATAACAAAGTGTGCGTACTATGAAAGAAAAGATTAATTATTTTAACTGCATGAAATATAAGTGTGAACAATGCAGATACTATAAACAGTGTTTTAAGAAGGGTAAGAAAATTGAGTACAAGTCAAGAAAATAAATTACATATTGAAACTATAAATATAAATGATTTAGTGCCATATCAGAATAATTCAAAGAAACACCCTCAAAAACAGATAGACAAATTAAAAAAGTCTATTGAAGAATTTGGATTTAATGATCCAATAGCAATAGATGAGAATAACATGATAATTGAAGGACATGGAAGGTACGAAGCATTAAAGCAACTTGGCTATGAGAGTGTAGAATGTATAAGACTAAATAATTTATCAGAAGAACAGAAAAAAGCATATATATTGGTCCATAATAAATTAAATATGGATACTGGATTTGATACCAAATTACTAAATGAAGAGCTGTTTAATATAGATAATATAGATATGTCTGATTTTGATTTTAAAATAGACTTTGACGATATATTCAAAGAAAATGAAAGACACAGAACAAACGATACATACAATTTAGGAATAATGGATAATGAAAATGTATCAGACTTTTGGCAAATGCCTATTATAAAGAATGATGATTTTATACCAAGTAAGTTAATCGGATTCAATTATGCTAAAACAAGTAAAGAAAAGAATGTAGGAATACATTTCTATTTAGATGATTATCAATTTGAGAGATTATGGAATAAGCCAGAGGATTATGTTGATATATTAAAGCAGTATGAATGTATCCTAAGCCCTGATTTTAGTTTGTATATGGATATGCCAATGCCTATGAAGATATGGAATATATACAGAAGCAGACTAATAGGACAATATTATCAAAGCCAAGGAATAAAAGTAATACCTACACTGAGTTGGGCTGAGTCTGAGACATTTCAATTTTGTTTTGAAGGAATACCACAGGGAAGCGTAGTAAGTATATCAACAATAGGAGTTAAAAAGGATAAAGAAGCATTAAAAATATGGAAACGAGGAGTAGATGAGCTTATAAAAAGAATTAAGCCATCTACTATTTTAATATATGGTGGAAAATTAAACTATGACTATGGAGATATAGAAGTAATCTATTATGAAAATGAAGTAACAGAAAGGATGACTAAAAATGGGAGGACGAGGAGCAAGTAGCGGTAATATAACTAAAAGCAGATTTGAAAGGTTCAAAAACGCAACTACTAAAGAAGAAGCATATGCAATTATGAGAGAGGGTATGACAGAAAATAACAAAAATAGCAGATTAACAAACAGAAAGGATATGATCTCATATATAAAAGAACAGACTAACATTGACGTTTCAAATTATGTTGAAGAAAAAACAAGCAAATCACGTACATATTTAGGGGTACATTTAGAAAAAATGCCAATAAATCAGAAGAATACGATAAAAACATTAATGGCACAAAAAGGAGTTAGAATAGAGGATAACGGCGGATATGGAAATGCTATTTATTACAAGAAAAAGCAGTAAGGAGATGTGAAGTATGGGAGGTAGACGGAGCGACATCATCAAAACCAAAAGCAATGACTGAAAGAGAATATTTAGGGCTAAAAGGTGTAGGAGATATTTCTAGTGGATACACAATAGATAAACTTACCAATAATATGCTTGTTGCTTCTCAAAGAGGAAGAAAAAAGTTCCAGAGAGAAATTGTAAAAGCAGAGGATGAATATCAAGCAAAAAGGGAACAAGCTAGAAAAGAATATAAAGATTTAGTAAAGCAAGGCAAATTAAGAGATAAAACTAAAGAAGAAAGAATTATTGATGCAGCGAGAGGCCACGAAGATAATGAAAGTACTTGGGCGGCAAGAAGAATAGCAAAGAAATTACGGAATTAAATGGTAAGGAGCAAATAAATGGGTGGCAGAGGTGCAAGCTCAGGAATAAGTGATAAAGGTAAAATATACGGAACAGAATATAGCACATTATTAAAAAGTGGAAATATAAAGTTTATAAAAAGCAACGAAAGTGGTTCTACTAAAACTCCGATGGAAACAATGAAAAAAGGAAGAGTTTATGTTACTGTAAATAATAAAGATGAGTTAACAGCTATTACATATTATGCTAATGATGGTAAGAGAACCAGACAAATAGACTTGCAAAAAGCACATAAAGGAATAAAACCTCATACCCATCACGGATATGAACACAATGAAAATGATAGTAAAAAAGGAGCAAGTAAATTAACAGCAGAAGAAATACAAATGGTTGATAGAATAAATAAAATATGGTATAATAATAGAAGCAAAAAGTAGTCGTATAAGGGAGATTACGCATTGATAGATGAAATTTCCGTTCGAATCGGAACGCTTTTTATTTAGACACTGTAAAAGGTGTCTTTTTTTATGCCTAAAATTAAGGAAGTGATACAATGGCAAATACGCAAAATTTAATAAAAAATGAGGATTTAACTCCGGAACAACGCCGAAGGAATGCAAGTAAAGCAGGAAAAGCAAGCGCAAAGAAAAGACAACAAAATAAAACCTTTAAAGAAATAATAAATAAGTTTTTAGATGAACAAGTATCAGACGAGAGATTAAAACAACAGATGATAGAGTTTGGATTTGCAGATAAAGAAGTAAGCAATAAAAGTTGCGCAGTATTTGCTTTATGGAAAGAGGCAATAAAAGGAAATACAAAGGCATTTGAATTGTTAAGAGATACAATAGGAGAAAAGCCACAAGAAAAAGTTAATATATCTGGAGAAGTTAATAATCCATTTTCAGGAATGACAACAGAAGAGTTGAGAAAGATATTAAATGAATAATAATCTGAAAGAAGAATTAAAAAAACAAGCACGTTTGGAATTAGCCAGACGTGATTTTTTTGAATATTGTAAATTAACTGCACCAGATTTTTATAAAGATGATAGACAATTTTTAAAAAGTATATGTAATGAATTACAAGACTTTTACGAAAGTGATGATAGAATTTGCGTAATAAATATGCCCCCAAGACATGGCAAATCAAGAACAGCAGGGAAATTGGTTGAATGGACATTTGGAAACAATAATAAAGAAAAAGTAATGACGGGTTCATATAATGAAATATTGTCAACAACATTTGCAAAATCAGTAAGAGATACAATAGCCTCAGAAAAGACAGAAGGAATAATAGTATATAATGACATATTTCCGGATACAAGAATTAAATTTGGTGAATCTAGTGCAAATAAATGGGCTTTAGAAGGAAGTGGACAAGCAAATTATTTAGCAACATCACCGAAAGGAACTGCGACTGGTTTTGGCTGTACTTTAATGATAATAGATGACTTAATCAAGAATGTAGAAGAAGCTTACAATGAGAATGTTTTGCAAAAGCAAATAGATTGGTTCAATAACACAATGTTATCAAGGACAGAAACAGGATTTAAACTTATAATTATCATGACAAGATGGTCTAGTAATGACTTAGCAGGCTATATATTAGAAAACTACGACAATGTAAGACATATAAATTACAAAGCAGTTCAAGAAGATGGATCAATGCTATGTGAAGCAATCTTAAACAAAGAAGATTACGAACTAAAAACCAAAAACATGAACAAAGATATTATATATGCAAATTATCAACAAGAGCCAATAGATGTAAAGAATAGATTATATACAAAATTTAAAACTTATGAAAAATTACCAACAGCACATTATATTATGAATTATACAGATACAGCAGACGAAGGCGATGATTATTTGTGTTCAATAGATTATCAAATGTACAACAATGAATATTATATTCTTGACGTTATTTTTACACAGGAACCAATGGAAATAACGGAACCTGCAGTTGCAAAAATGCTAACAAAAGATAATGTAGGAAACGCAAATATAGAGAGTAATAACGGTGGAAGAGGATTTGCAAGAAATGTAATAACAAATTTAAGAAAACTAGAAAATAGACATACAAATGTTAGATGGTTTCATCAAGGAGAAAATAAGGTGGCTAGAATATTAAGTAATTCAACAGGCGTAATGAATAATATATATTTCCCTGTTAATTGGGAAGATAGATGGCCAGAATTTGCCAAACATTTGAAACATTATGTAAGAACAGGAAAAAACGAACATGATGACGCAGAAGATTGTTTAACAGGAGTATATGAAAACCCAAAACCTAAAAATACAAATATGGAAATGACTAACAAATTATTTATAAAAATGTAACATCTACTTTTTAGTAGGTGTTTTTTGATTGGAGGAAACAATGTTAAGATATAGCAAAGAACGATTAGCAGAGGAAAAAAGCATAACGGATATATTTTTTAAAGCACAAGAAGAACTTGACATTAGAAAAGAATTGTATGAAAGTTTTAGAAGAAAGCTAACAGATGAAGAATTAGCAAGTTTGGATGATGAAGATATAAAGGTACCACTTGAAAGGTATATATCAATTATGTCTGCTGGTTATTTTGGAGGAAAAGCACCAACTTACAAAGTGAAAGCATTTAATGAAGATAAAGACAAGATAATCAAAGAATTATTTAATCATGAGACTAACGATGAACAAGAAATAAAAGAAATAGAAGAACTTATAAAACATATAACAGACTATAATAATGATGGCTCACATTTCTTGCATATGGTATTAGATTACTTAGTAAAAAGAGCATGCTATGAAATATATTATAAAGATGAAATTACAGGAGAAATAACAATAACAAGAAGTGATGCTTTAGAAACAGTGGCTATATGGGATTATTCATTACCTAAAAAGTTGATAGGTATATATAGAATAATTCGTACATATATGGCAAATGGTGAATATCAACAAATGATAGAGTTAACAACAGTAGACGGAAAAAGATATTATTATGATACACCTGAAAAGAGAAAATTATTTGGTACACCAGCATATGAACAACAATTTAAAGATGAACCATTGTTTAAAGAAAAAGAAGATGAAAAACAGCCTAAAAAATGGGATGATGACATACCAGCAACAGCAATAGAAAATTGTGATGGAATGGCTATATTTGAGCCTGTAATCAGTTTAATAAGAGCATATGAGAGATGTATTCAAAACTCAAGAAATGTATTCAAATATAATGACGAAGCAATATTAGCAGTAAAAGGATATAGTCCAGAAAATCCGCTGATTATACAAAATGAGAAAGGCGAGAACATTATAAATCCTGCAAGACAAAAAGAGGACGAGTATGTATTAACGAGTAGAGTAAGATACTTAGATGGAAATAGAGAAATTGACAGCAATTTATGGTGGGTTGAAAAAAATGTAAATGATACAGCATTACAAAACCACAAAAAGACATTAATGGATATTATTTGTTTATGTAGTTTCTGCCCTAATATGACTGATCTGGGCTTTACATCTGCAGATAACAACAGTGCATTAGAGAAGAAATTCTTCGGATTACAGCAGTATATAGCAACGTTTGAAGGCGATTTTCTTGAAGGATTAACTAGAAGATGGAGAATTATATTAGAAAAATTCAATAAAGAAAAAGGCAAAACATACGACTTTAGAGATATTGAAGTGAAGTTAAATAGAAATTTGCCATCTGACAGAGCAACAGATATTACAAATGCATTAAAAGTAAGAGGTCTATTATCAGACGAGACAGTTATAAATCTATTAAATCTTGATTTAGATGCAACAAGCGAATTGGCAAAAGTGGATTTACAAAATGAAGAGAATATTCAAAAGAATTTAGAGCAAATGCAGATGATGGGACAAGCAGGAACAAATCAAAACAGTCAAGAAGATAACCAAAAAGATGATAAAGTGCTAGACTTAACAGATACACAAAAAGCACAAAAATTAACAGCAGACAACAAAAGAGAACAAGAAAAAGCAGTTAATAAACAAGTTGGCAAAGAATAGAGGTGTTTTTTATGTGGGAACAACACGATGATTATATGAAACAATTAAAGCGACTATATAATAAAACATCAAAACAAACACAAAACAAACTTCAAGAAATATTTGGTACATTTAACTTTACAACAGAAAACATCTATAATATAGCGGACAATAAGACTAAAAAGAGAATAAATGGTTATATTGAGCAATGGAAAGTGCAAGGATTATTAAAGAATAACAACTATTTTACTGTATTAGCAAATAATGTTTACAAAAAAACAAGAGTAAAGAATAGTGAAATATTAGAACTGCTTATTTATAGTGCATACATAGAAGAACAAAACAAATTAGAAGAACAAGAAAAGCAAATAATGTATGAAGATGCTAATCATTATTATCAAGAAGGAATAAAAGAAGTTGAAAAGAAGAAAAAATCGTCAGTAATTCCGATGGCCTTATTTCTTGCATTATTAGACCAACCCAATTATAGTGGATTAACTTGGAAACAATATATAGAAGCGACGATACAATATAATACTCAACAAATATATAAGCAAGCAATTCTAAACATTCAACAACAAAAGAACCTAGAAATCGATTCTAGTGAATTTCAGACAATAATAAATAGGCAAAACAACCAAAGACTCAATATAAATAATGATAAGATATCAGGTGCAGTAGATTTGCAAATGATAGGGTTAAATAATTTGGCAAAAGTAGAAGGAATAAAGTCAAATGCAGATGATAATGCACAGGTTGAATTTTGGGCAGTAACAGATGAACATAGTACAGAAATGTGTCAATCAATGAATATGATGAAATTTTATATTAATAAAGAGAATAAATTTAATAGGTATTGGGGCAATAATAAAAAAGATGTTAAGATTATGCCTGTTAGTGTAAAAGGGCTAGTACCTGGTATTAACTTGCCTCCAATTATGTACTATTGGCATTGGTGCAGAAGCACGATAAGATATGTGCCACCGGTTGAAAGACAGAAAGAAAAATGGTACAATAAATTAGGTAATAGCGATAAAAGTAGTCTTGGCGGAAGTGGAAAAGGAATATTCATAGAAAAAATAGACTTACAAAATAAAAAAGGGAAAATTGAGGAATATGAGGAACAAATCCGAAATATGAAATCAGAATATGCCATTATTATAGATAAGGATGGCAATATATATGCTTATCATGGCTCTGAGACAAACTTAGATATTACGGATAGAAGTTTGGATAATACGATTATTACACACAATCATCCAGAGAAAGGCTCTTTTGGAAAAGATGATTTTGAATTGCTAAAAGCTAATGATAAAATAAAAGAGTTAAGAGCAGTTGATAGTGAATATAATTACAGCCTACAGCTTTTGAAAGCAATAGATATGACTTATAATGAAATATATATGGAAGGAGCACAACTGGCTTTTGAAACAAACGACGATATTCAACACTGTGTAATGGAAGTTTTAAGAAAAAGGGGTTATATAAAATATGAACGAAGAAGAAAAGGAAAAAGCTAAGGATTTGCTACAAAAATGGCTGAAAGAAGCAAGCAAAATAAAAGATACTAATAATCAACCATCAAAAGGAGGAAGATTAGATAACGGAAACAGTGGGGAATATACGCAACTAACTAAAAAGTATCAAAAGCTAATAGAAAAAAGAATAGGAAGAAAAATATGGAACAAATAGCACTTACTTTAAAAGTATGTGCTTTTATTATGGAAAGAAGGTGGAAAAATGAACGATAGAGCAAAATATTTAGCAGTAGATGAAGAAAAAAACAACAGAATACAACGTATAAGAGAATGTTTCTCAATTATCTATGATGAAATAGATTTAAAGTGTAAATCAGGTAGAGAAACATCATTAGCATTAACAAAATTAGAAGAAGCACAATTTTGGGCTATAAAAGGAGTAACAAGGGAGGAAAAATAATATGTGGTTATTAGTTTTAATATTAAGCATTAAATTACAAATGCCAACTTGGTATTGGATTATATTTACTGTAATAACAATATTTAGGCCATTTATAGGGCTATTTTGTAATATTATAGAGAATGAAATAATAAAAACAACAAATAAAATTGATACACCAGATAAGGTATTAAAAGATACACTGGAGCATTCAATTAATAAATAAGTTATTAATATTTTAAAATTATAGATTAAGGGCTAAGTCGACTAGCTCTTATTTTTATGCCCTAGATATGGCTTTAAACTGTCTATTTTTGTTTGGTTAGACTTCCGTAAAAAGTCAAAATAGTTTGGTTATAACAACCGTAAAAGTTAAGGAGGAATTTCATTGTGGAAGATAATGGAGAGGTAAAAAAAGATATGGAATCTACTGCCGAGAGTGTAGAAAAGGTTGAAATATCAAAAGTAGAAGAAAACAAAGAAAAAACTTTTACAAGAGATGAAGTAAATAAAATGATTAATGCTGAAAAGCAAAAACAAAGACAAGCAATTTTAGAAGAAATGGAAGCAAAAAAAGCAGAAGCTGACAAGCTTGCGAAAATGGACGCAGACCAAAAGAAATCTTATGAATTGGAGCAAGAAAGAGCTAGAGCAAATAAAGCTGAAAATGAACTAAATGCTTATAGACTAAAAGACGAAACAATTCGTCAAGCAAGTCAAAGAGGTATTTCATTAGGATATATAGAAACTATTGATTTTTCAAGAGAAACAGCTGAAAGTATTAACTCTAAATTAGATATATTTGAAAAAGTATCAAAAGCAGATAGAGAAAAAGCAATAAGTGAGTATTCTAAAGAACCAGCACCACAAACAGGAGAAAGGGTAACTCAAAAAGATATAAGCCAAATGAGTTATACAGAATTGGCAGAATATCTAAATAAACACCCAGAAGTAAATTTATAAAAAGGAAGGTAATAAAAAATGGGAAAATTTGATTCAAAAAGTTTTAATGAAAAAGCATTTAAGTATTCAGTAGAAAGAATACCAAATTTAAAAACAAACGAGTTAAAGAAATCAAGAGCTTTAACAGGAAATGAAGATATTCGAAAAGTATTTACTGATGAAGATGGTACAGCATACGCAAGAATAGCTATGCGAGGACTATTAGAAGGTGATGCAGTAAATTATGATGGACAAACAGATATAACAGCAACATCAACCAAAACATTTGAAAGAGGGGTTGTAGTTGTTGGTAGAGCAAAAGGATTTGTAGAAAAAGACTTTTCATATGACATTACAGGTGGAAAAGACTTTATGCAAAATGTTGCTGAACAAATAGCAGATTATAAAGATGGATTAGACCAAGATACAATATTATCAGTATTAAAAGGTATATTTTCAATGACAGGAGCTAAGAATTTAGAATTTGTTAATAAACATACAACAGAAGTAAAAGGAAATGTTGGGGCAACAACATTAAATTCTGCAACAAACAAAGCTTGTGGATCTAACAAAAAGAAATTTGCTTTAGTGTTTATGCATTCTGATGTTGCAACAAACATTGAAAATTTAAATTTATTAGAACACTTAAAATATACTGATAAAGATGGTATAACAAGAGAATTAGACTTAGGAACTTGGAATGGTAAATTAGTAGTAATTGATGATGATATGCCAACAGAAGAAGTTGCAGCATCATATGTAAAAACAACAGATACAGCTGTTAAAGAAGGAAAAACATATTATGCAAAAAGTGGAACAAATTATACAGTTGTTGCAAGTCCTGCTACTGAAAGCATAGCAAATTATTATGAATTATCTGATGAAGCACATACAGAGTACACAACATATGCATTAGGCATGGGCTCAATAGATTATGAAGATTTAGGCGTAAAAGTTCCATATGAAATGGATAGAAATCCAGCAAAAAATGGTGGACAAGATACATTGTATATTAGACAAAGAAAAGTATTTGCTCCATTTGGAATTTCATATGAAAAAACTTCACAAGCTACTTTATCTCCAACTAATGCAGAACTTGAAAATGGTGCAAACTGGGCATTAGTAAATTCAGGAGAAACTGCAGAAGCTTCTAGAAGTTATATAAATCACAAAGCTATTCCAATTGTAAGAATAATTTCAAGAGGATAGTAGAAAGGAAGGCAGTAGATGTTAAAACAAATAAAAGATAGATTAGGAGCAAATTATATTGAAAATACAGATAATGTAATACAAGACATCATAGATGATATGACTTCTATTGCCTGTGATGCTTCTAATCGTAATGAAGAAGATACAAAGTTATTTCCATACATAAAAAAGGCAGTCATATCTGAATATAACGCTAGAGGAGCAGAAGGGCTATTAAGTCGTAATGAAGGTTCTATTTCGAGTTCATTTAATGATATAGAAAAAAAGTTAAGAATAGATGTATCGACAATAAGGAGGTTACCTTAATGTTATTACGTGACTTAAGAAAAGTATATATATCAGAATATGAAGAAATAGAAAATCATGGAGAACCGGATAAAATATGGAAATATAAAGGACAAGCTTGGCTAAATATGCAAAATGATGTAAACGAGTTAGATAGAAAGTCTACAGGTGAAGTTGATTATAGTACATATAAAGGTCGTGCAACTAAAGATTATGATATAAAAAAAGGTGATGGAATATCATTTGAAGATGTCTCAAAATTAGAGGAGTTTAAGCCTCAATATAAAGTAACTGATAAAAATAAAATCGGAAATACTTATTTATATATATGTGAGAAGGTGCAAAAATGATAAGCTGTAACATTAAAGTAAAACATAATTTCAAAAATATAAATGCTATAACTCAAAAGTTGCCACAGATAGCTAAAGAGATAACTGAAGATGTACTAAAAAATATTAGAGGTTATGCTATAAAGCTAGAAAAAGGACATAACGAAGAAGGTATATTAGTCGAAATGGTTGATATGTCAACTAAAGAAGTGAAGGGACGTGTTTATGCGGACCCTTCAAAATTTATGTCTAATGGAGTTTCGTATTTGTTTTTTGAATATTTTGGCACAGGTGCTAATGCGGAAATGGAACATGTGGGAAAGTCAAAACACTTTATAAAAAGTGGCTACACAGAATGGTTTATTCCAGTTTCTAAAGTAGAAAAGGCACTGGGCTATCCAATAGTAAACATTCAAGGAGTAGATTTATATATTGCACATGGAATGAAAGCAAATCACTTCATGGGTGATGCTAGTTTCCAAAGTAGAGAAGAGAATGCAGATATTGTAAAAAAGAAAATAGAAGCAATGCTGAAGGAGGTATGTAAATGAAAGATTTAAGTATAAAAGAGTTTTCTGATTTAGTTTATGATAAACTAAAAGATTTATATAAAAATAAACCAATTTTAAGTAATCCTAATACAGAAAGTAAGTTCCCTTGTTTGGAATTACATACACCTTTAAAATCTGTGAATTTGACAGAAAATGCATTCCCTATTCGTTCTACATTTCAAATATCTATAACTTGTTGGAATGAAAAGCAACGCCAAGCTATGCAAATGACAGATGAAGTTGATACAAAACTTCAAGAATATAATTTTATAAGGACAAATACCAGTCCTGCAGTATATGACCAAATACTGCAAAAATACGGCATAACAATAACATTTGAGGTACGTTATAATTCAATAACGACCTCTTTTAATTTTATAAGATAATAAGGAGGAATTTAAAATGGATCCAAAAACAAGTACATTAACAAAATTATTTCATGCTGACACATTAGCAGATTTACAAGCAGAAGCTAAAAGAAAACAAGTAGCATTTGTACAAAGCATACCAGAATTTTTAAAAGCACCAGAAGGAATAACATATAGTGCTTTAGATATTCCAGATGAAAGACAAGCAGAAGGAAGACAAAAAGCAGAAAGTTTAGAAATAGAGATATTATTCAAGGAAGACCAATACGACGAATTAAAAGCATTGCAAACTGCTAAAACAAATGGATATTGGGCAATTCAACTACCAGAAAGTACAGCGTCAACAACAGGAAAACCATTAACATGGTATTTTACTGGGACATGTTTTATTGGCATGAGTGAAATTGCTATAGATGATATGTTAAAATCAAAAATAACAATCTATAGAAGCTCAGAGATTAAAGAAAGCAAAGGCTTTCCAACAGCTGAGTAATTTTAATGAGAAGGTATAATGCCTTCTCTCTTTTATAAAGGAGAGAAAATAGAATGATAATAGAAACAAAAAATAAAAAAATTAATTTAGTACTAAAAACAAGAAAAATAGTAGAAATAGCTAATCTACTAAAAAATAAAAATTTTGAAGAAGCTTTTGTAAAAGCATATTCAATAATAGATCCAGAAACATTAGGTATATTAATATACAAATTAGCAGAAACAGAAGATGGATTTGCATTATTTAAAGACATAGATGAAGTTTATGACTTTATGGATGAATGTAGAATTGAAGGATTTAATTATAATGAACTATATAAGAGAATTGCAGAGGCTTTGAATGAAGAGGGTTTTTTCAAAAAGAAGATGTCAAAGAAAGATCTAGAAAGTTTGACATCAAATCCTTTATCAACAATAAATATGAACGAGATAGTTCAGAAATCAACAGAAAACGCAATGAGCAAAATAGCAGAACAACAGTTTCAAGGCTACAAGGGTTAGATGATATAATAAAAGGCGTAAGGGACTCTAAAAACTTAGTTGAACTAATATATGCACTAGAACCTCTTGCGTATTACTTTGACCTAAAACCTGGGGAATTTTGGAATGCAAGATACTCAGAAATAAACATATATTGCCAAACACACATACTAAAAGTTGTAGATGACCTAAAACGAGAAATAAATTTACAAGAAGCGGTAACAAATAAACTTATAAGAGCAGATAGTATGAGTAGAAATCCTAAAATAGTACCAATTAGAGACAGTTACAAAGAGTTATTCAAAGAAGAACAACAGCCACAATCTCCAGAAGATATTGCAAGAAGAATGAGAAGTATAATGAAAACAGAAAAAAACATGTAAAATTATACTGTTCGACAAAATTCGACACATTACATAGAAAATTAGTGATATAATTTATTATATATGAAGTAAAAGGAGATGAACTATATGAAATGTCCAAAATGTGGCAGTGAAAATGTAACAATTAATATGCAAGAAGTTGGAAGTAAAACTCAAAAGAAAAGTAATAGCATGGGACACAAGATGGCACATAGTGCCATGAGAGGGACAGCAGGGTTGTTTACTTTGGGACTATCTAATTTATTTATTCCTAAAAAATTAGAAGGAAAAGAAAAAACAAAAACAACATTGGAAAAGATATGTTTATGCCAAAGTTGCGGTTATGATTGGATCATAAAATAAGAATAACCAAATAAGACACTTACTTAGGTAGGTGTTTTATTTTTACAAAATTTTTGAAAAATTTAAAAATACCTCTTGACTTTTGTCAGACAAAATGATATATTTATGTCAGTCAAAAGTCGAGGAGGTGAAAATATTGACTAAAAAAATGGGAAGACCTACTGATAATCCTAAAAATAGTAGGCTTGATATACGCTTAGATGATGAATGCATAGAAATATTAGAGAAATACTCTAAACAAGAAAATAAAAGCAAAGCAGAGTCTGCTAGAATAGGAATAAAAAAATTAAAAGTAGATATAAAATAAGAGTTAATGTGGAATCGCCAAACTCACAACATTAACTCGCCCGACAGAGATTAACTCTATCTATGAAATATTATATCATAGAATTGGAGAAATCTCAACTTAAAATACAAATTTTAAAGGAGGTTTCTTTTTATTATGGGAATAAGAGAAAAAATAAAGAATTATTACGCTGGAATGAGAGTTAAAGTAGATAATGACTACATAGAAAGCATATTAAAAGATGGCAAAAGAACCAATAAGATTATAAGACTTTACAAGCAAGAAGAAGTAAACAAAATGAATATTATGTTTGATAAAGAAATTGGCAACTCCATTTTTACAAGAGAAGAATTAACATTTGCTAATCAATTTGAATTGAGTGATGAACATATTGAAGAAGTAGCTAGACTAATTTGGAAATATAGAAACAATAAAAGAGTATTAAAGCTAATGCAAAATATAGTTCAGACAGAAGGAGTAAATGATTACGACAACATATTGGGAGGTGCTATCAATGCTAATAATAACTAATTGGTGGGGAGTATTCTATGCGGTTATAGTTCCAATATTGATTATGATAATGCTAGCCTATGAGGCTGGAAAAGAGGAAGGGAGAATAAGATATGCAAAGTCTAACAGAGTTCAATATAGAAAGAACAACGGCAGAAATTCTTATACTAAAAGAGCAAACAGCTCAAAATATTGTGGAAATAGGAAAAAGACTTATAGCAGTCAAAAGTAATCTACAACATGGAGAGTTTGATGAATGGCTAAAAAATAAGGTGGATTTTAGCACTAGAACTGCACAAAGATTTATGCGAATAGCAACTGAGTTTCCAAATACGACATCGGTGTCGTATTTAGGAACTAGAAAGTTATTAGCACTTGCCGGATTAGATGAAGAAGATAGAGAAGAAGTAATGCAGGAAAATGACGTAGACAAGATGACAGCAAGACAATTAGAACAAGCCGTACAAGAAAAGAAAGAACTAAAAAAGCATTTAGCTGATGAGCAAGAATATTCAAATAAACTTCAAAAATCAATTCAAGAAAAAGAACAAGAAATAAAAGATTTACAAGATAAAATTGATAAAATTCCAGTACCTGAAAAAGAAATTATTGAAAAAGAAGTTGTAAAAGAGGTAATACCAGAAAAAGTTATACAAGAAAAGGCTTTACTAAAACAACAAATAGAAAAACAAAAACAGCAATTAGTTGAAATACAAAAAAGAGCAGAAAAAGCAGAAAGCACCTTGAAAGGTATAAGACTAGAGAATAATCTTGCGAAAGATGAAGTGTATGACAATGCAAAATTAGATACGCTTATATATAACATAAACGACTTTTTAAATAAAAATTCAAAATACACATATTTAAAAGAAGATTTACAACACATTCCAAGTAAGAAAAGAAAATTTGTTGAGGAAAAAGTAAATTCAATAAAAGAATGGGTAATGCTTATGGAGCAAGCATTGGATAACCGACAAGATATTGTTGGTAATATGATTTATGGAGAAGGAGAAATAATAAAATGAGTGATATGATATTAAAAGAAAATAAAGAAGTTGAACCAAAAGATTTAAACATAAAAGACTTGATTAAAAGTCTTACAGAAAGTCAAACAATTATGAATTATGCTTTTGCAGGGTTCAAGACAGAAACAGAACAAAAGTTCAATGAAGTCAATACGAGAATAGACGAACATGATATCTTAATCAAAAAGAGAATCCAATTAGCACCAAATGAGGCAAAAATAGTAAAGGAAAAAGTAAAAGAAAAAGTTAAGAAAATTTGCGAAGATAATAATTTAAAATATTCTGAGATGAGATCTAGGATATTTCCTAGAATTTATGATGCAATAAACAATAAATATGCTGTTGCAACATATAGAGAATTACCAAGTTTTTATTTTAAAGAGATTTTACAAGATATTGAAACATTAACAATAAATGTAGCTGATTTAATTGACCAAGTTGCATAGTAAAAGAGAAAGAATATAGCTGATGCATCAAATTAGTGCATCAGGTCAAAGTAGAAATGTTAATGAAGAAGATAAAAAAGATGGGGTCGTAAAACACGAGGTCATCGATAATTTAGGAAAGAACAATTATCAATAGATTAAAACTAAAGCACCAATTACTGGTGCTTTTTATAATGAAAGATATCAGAGAGGGGGAATGGCTTATCACTGTAGAAGAGATAGAAATCATAGTAACTGCAAAAGTAGAAGAAGCTTTAAAAGAGTTTCAAAAGATACTACCTGAAATGACTAAGATTATAAAGCAAGCACAAGAGCAATTAGCAAATGTAGATATGTCAAAGTTACAAAAGGCAGTAAAACAACAAATGCCATTATTTAAGAAGCAAATCCAAAACTTAAAGAAGAGCATTGAGAATAATGACATATATATAAAAATTAATAATAAAGATGCAGAGAAACAAATAAGTCAGACACAAAAACAAATAGATAGTCTAAATGAAAAAATAAATGCTCGACAAATGAAATTAAACGTAATAAATCCACAAATTGATAAAATAGTTGACGATACAAGAAAAAATGTAACACCAGAAGGAATAAATCCAAATGATAAAGCAATGGACACAACTGTAAATAATGCTTTAAATGGTAATAAAGATTTTACGTCATTAAATAGTCAGGCACAAAAATTATATACAGAAATAGAAATGTATAATAAGCAACTTGACGTTGCAAAATCTAAAATGGCTGAATTAAAACAACAAACATCACAAACAGCAACTACTCAAAATAAATTGGGTAGTTTTTTTAGTGCATTTAAGCAAAAGATAGAACAGGTAAAACCTAGCATATTAGGAGTAAAAAACAATTTTAGCAAAATGCCTAATATTGGTCAAAATTTATCAAAAGCAACTCAAAGTATTACAAATAATATAAAAGGAATGGGGACAGGCTTTAAGAATGGACTTGGACAAGTTCTAAAATATGCAGGAGCATTATTTAGTTTAAGAAGCATTTATTCTGCATTGAGCAGTAGTGCAAATGCATGGTTGTCAAGCCAAAATGCACAAGCAAAACAATTAAGTGCAAATATAGATTATATGAAGTATGCAATGGGTTCAGCTCTAGCACCAGTAATACAATTTGTGACAAATTGTGTATATCAATTATTAAAGGCAGTTCAATCAGTTGTATATGCTTTATTTAGAGTAAATATATTTGCCAATGCAAGTGCATCAGCATTTAAAAATGCTCAAAAACAAGCTAAGAACACAAGTAAAAGCTTATCAAGTGTACATAGCGAAATTAATAATGTTGGAGACCATAACAGTGATGCAAGTTCTAATGTAGGAGATTTGTCAAGCATAGATAATCAGATGTCTCCGTTATCACAAAAATTGTATGACTTTTTTAAACCACTTGTTGATAGCTGGAATAAATATGGAGCAACTTTAATAGAACAAATAAAGACAACAGCTGGACAGATTGCAAGTTTAATTTCATCAGTATGGGGAAGTGTTGAAAAGTTAATTACAAATGGGACTGTATATACATCATTAGAATTAATTTTAGCAATTATAGGAAACATAGCAGAAGCTTTTTCAAATGCATGGAAATATGAGGGCAATGGAGATACAATTATTCAAACAATGGCAGATATGTTAAATAGTATCCTTAATACAATAAGGGAAATAACGGCAAGTGAAGGTTTTCAAAAGTTTTTAAATGGGGTATCTAATGCTTTTTCTGGAATACTTACTTTTACAAAGCCAGTATTAGATGACTTTTTAAGTTTAATTAAGCCATTAAGTGAAATAGCTCTTTCCATAGCAGGAGATATTTTAAATTCAATAGGAAATGCTTTAAAATGGATTGGAGATAATGAAATTGCAGTAACAATTCTTGAATCTTTGGCTATAGCAATCGGTTTAGTTGTTGCAGGAATAAAATTATATAATTTTGTGCAGTCGGGAGCTTTAGTAGCAACTTTAAAACATACTGCAGCATTAATTGCACAAGGAGTAGCATGGGTAGCAGCTAATTGGCCTATATTATTAATTGTAGCAGCTATTACCGCCGTAATTGCTATTATAATTTTATGCGTTAAACATTGGGATGAAATAAAAGAGACGGTAACTAATGTTTGTAATAAAATGAAAGAAACAGTATCTAATTGGGTAAATAATGTTGGACAGTTCTTTTCAAACTTAAAAATTAACATTGTTAATAAGGTTACTGAAATAAGAGACGGTATAAAAAATAAATTCCAAGAGGCATATAACGGAATAAGGAATATTTTTAGTAATATAGGAAATTTCTTTAATGGTATTTGGAGGAACATAAAAAATACGTTCACTAATTTAGGAACAAGTATAGGAAATGCTATTTCAGGAGCAGTTAAAACTGGTATTAATGGTGTTATTTCATTAATAGAGAAGACAATAAATACTGCAATAAGGTTAATTAATGGAGGAATAAAATTAATTAATTTAATACCAGGAGTTTCAGTTGGAACAATAAACACTTTGAATTTACCTCGTTTAGCAAAAGGAAATGTTGCTTATGATGAAACTTTAGCCATATTTGGAGAATACTCAGGTGCAAGCAAAAATCCGGAAATAACAACGCCACAAAACATTATGCGTGATACATTTGAAGATGTGTTATCTAATTATGGAGGAAACAGTAATAATAGACCAATTTATCTAACAGTAAATGTTGGCAATAAAAAACTGGGACAAATATTATTAGACGACTTAAGAGACACAACAAGAAGAACTGGAAAAGATATAGAAGCTTTAGTAGGAGGATAAAGTTATGTTATGGAAATTAAATGGTAAAATAATGAAAACACCAAGTACATATAAAGATAATATAGAAGATACAGACAATGATAGTTATACATCAAAAGTAACAGGTGCATTAATAGACAATCCAATAGCAGTTCGGAATGCTAAAGCTTGAAATGAGCTGGGACTATTTATCGGAAGATGAAGCAGAAGAGCTTTTACAGGCAACATATCAAAATCCGATGATCATTACAGTAAAATGTCCAAGTGTACAAGGTGGCATGTTAGAAAATGCCAAATTCAGAGTAAGCAAAAGAACAAGTGAAATGCATAAGACAGGATTAGATGAAGACACTTCCAAATCAAAATGGAAAGTGTCTTTTAATTTAATGCAAAAGGAATTAACGGCACAGCAAAAAGCAACAGTAAATAAAGCAAAGGGGTTGAGCTAATGTACGAAACAAGTGAAAAATGGAAACAAAATATATATGAAAACACAGTTTGTGCAATGAATATTTACATAGACGATGTATTAGTAAATCCAGACTATATTTTAGACTTTAAAAAGGGCGGAAATGCATTTGAAGAAGAGTTCTGCTTAGGTGGTACACCAAGCCAATACGTTGAAATGAAGCTATATAAAGATAAAATGCCAGAATCTCTCAAAAAAATAAGAGTGGAATATGGAATTTTAATCAATCATGCATTAACAGTAGCGGAAGTAAATGCAATGTTGGTAGGAACATTAAATGGAATACCAGTCAAAAGCTTAAGTAGTAATGATAGTAGTTTCGAAATGATACCAATTGGAATTTATAATGTAGATGATTACACAGACAATGATGATAATACAATAACAATAAAAGCACTTGATAATATGATTAAATTTGAATTTAATTATGATGGTAGTGAATTAATATCAAAAGGTGAAGCAACATTATTAGAAGTTGCACAAGATATCTGTAAAAAAGCAGGAGTAGAATTAAATTCTACTTCTTTTTTAAACTCAGATAAGAAAGTAGCTGTTTATGATAATACTGTAACCGCAAGGAAATATATAAGTTATATTGCAGAAAGTGCTGGTGGATTTGCCTGTATTGATAGAAAAGGAAAGTTATGCTTTAGAAAATTCTATCAAGATGAAACAGAAATTCCTCTTGAAATATTTGGAGAATATAAATGGGGTGAAGAATTTAAAATTTCAAAAGTATCTTATGAAGATGGAATAAGAAGTTTTAAATTTGGAGATGACACAAGAAATAATCTTTGGATAAATCAAGAAAATATGTACATTGTTGATGAAGACCAAGTTAAAAAAATCTACAACGAAATAAAGGATTTGACATCAAATACTTTCGAGGGTAAGACTGTAATAGATCCAGCAATAGATCTAGGAGACAAGATAGTTATAGACGGGAAAAATGTTATTTATCAAGGCGAAATGTCATTAGAAGGAAGCTTTATTGCACAAATATCTAGCAAAATACAGATAAAGCAAAAAGAAGAAACAACAGTAAAAAAAGAAAGCCAGAAAGTTGTAAATAGAAAAGTTCAAAGTAGAATAGATCAAGCAGAAGGAAAAATCGAACAATTAGTTGAAGAAACATCAGACCAAAGTCAAAAACTAACAAAAGTAGAACAAACAGTTGATAGCATATCTCAAAAAGTATCAGATATAGAAGACCTAACTCAAACAACGGAAGGAATAAAGACTGTAGCTTTAGCTAACTGCATAGAAGGCAATTTGTTAGAACTGCATATATATGGAAACAATACAGTATTTAATTATTTATTGCTAGATGATAAATTAACATTGAATGACAATTTGTATTTAGAGGGAGATGACCTCATAAGAGTAACTGATAAAGATAACAATATAAAGACATATTCATTAGGAATAACAGAGGCGTTAAGACAAAATAATGAAGTATGCGATGAATTTGTTTTAGAAAATGGACAAGCTAAGGTTATTAGAAGAGTAAATAAGAGTGGGTTAACGAAAGCAAAGGAAAGCGTAGAAAACTTAGGAAAGCTTGAAATATCTCTAAAAGAAGGAACTAATACAATTACAATAAACAATTATACAGCAAAAATAAAAGCAAAATATGTAATAAAAAGTGCATATTCAGATACTTTTGCAACAAAAGTAGAAATGAATAGCGAGATTAAACAAACAAAGGAATCAATAGATTTATCAGTAAATAAAAAGCTAGAAGATTACAGCACAACAACAGAAATGAATAGTGCTATAAGTTTAAAAGCTGGCGAGATTACGAGTTCAGTAAGTAAAACTTATGAAACAAAAGAAAGTGCAACAAAACAATATTCTAATATCAAACAAACAACGGATAATATAACTTCTGTGGTTGGAAAGAAGGTTGGAAGCAATGAAATTATTTCAAAAATTAATCAAAGTGCTGAGTCGGTATCAATAGATGCCAAGAAAATCAATATCAACGGAACTGTTTCAGCAAACGGGAATTTCTTAGTTGATCCTGATGGAAATATGAAAGCTAAAAATGGAACATTTTCAGGGAATATAGATGTTGGAGAAAATAATTATCTGAGGTCAAAAGACAGTAAAGGGAATATATTAATGCAAATTGATAAAAACGGGACAGATTATTATTTTAATAATGTGCATGTTGGAAAAATAGGAACTGATGGTATTGAGACAGATTCATCTAAAAGAGGATTGCTAATTGCAATAGATAAAGATGCATACTTCTTAGGGTTAGGAAAGAATGATGATGATGGGGTAACTCAACCAATTTATACTTGGTACAATGTATCAACTGGCGACAATGGAACTTATGCAGCAAATACACAGGGAAGAGTTCAAATCGGCAATGCAAATTGGGGATTTCTTGTTTCAATCTTTAAGAAATTGCTTGTTCATGGAAATGTATATGCTGAATCTTTTGTTAATACATCACTAGAAAGTCAAAAGAAAAACTTTGAAAAATTAACATTAGAAGAAGCAATAGATATTTTAAATAATACAGATATATACAAGTATAATTTAAAGAGTCAAGATGATATCAAGAAAAAGCACATTGGATTTGTAATTGGTGATAATTTTAATTATTCAAGCAAGATAACAAGTGAAGACAATGATGGAGTTGATAACTATTCAATGACATCGGTGTTATATCCAATTGTAAAAGAACAACAAGCACAGATAGAAGAATTAAAGAAAGAAATAGAAACGCTGAAAGGAGAAAAAAATGATTGAAATTGACTTTCAAAATGGAAAAACAAAATTAAATAAAGAAATGTTTGACACTTTTCAAAATAATATAAAAACGGCTATAAATGATGCTATTCTAGAAGCTAAAAGAGCAGAAAATCCGGTTGGACATATAAGAATGGAAACAACAAATATTAATCCAGCCACATATTTAGGATTTGGAACATGGGTGTTATGGGGAAGTGGAAGAGTACCTGTTGGAGTCGATGCATCAGACAACGACTTTAAAACAGTCGAAAAGGCTGGAGGTTCAAAAACTGCAAATATCTCACATACTCACACGATAGCAAGTCATAATCACGGTGGAAATACTGGAAGTACAGCACTAACAATAAATCAAATACCCGCTCATACGCATGATGTTTGGCAGACTTCAGGAGGCTCTGCACAATCAACTGAAGCAAATGCTCTGTCTGGAGCAACCGCATGGAATAAAACTCTAAGAAATGTTGAAAAATTTGCTAAAAGTACTGGTGGAGGACAAGGACACATTCATACAATATCTGCATCAGGACAACAAACTACAAGTTCTGCAGGCTCTACATCATTATCATTACTACAACCATATATAACATGTTATATGTGGAAAAGAACAGCGTAGGAGGTAACGATGGAAAAGTCAGATATAATGAAACTTCAAGAAACAGAAGACAGAAGTAAATCTAATACAAAAAGATTAGATGAACATGACATTAAATTTAAGGAAATGTCAGGAAAGCTCGAAGATATTCACGAACTTACATACTCTATAAAAGAAATTGCAACAGAAGTAAAACTCATGAGAGAAGATGTAAATAAGCTAGATGCACGTGTTGGCAACATTGAAAATGAGCCAGCAAAAGATTATAAAGAAGTTAAAAAAGCTATAAGAGACAAAATAATCTTATCCGTTGTAGGTGCGATTGTTGGTGCTGTTATAGCTTTAATTATTAAATAAAATAATAGGAGGAAATTGAAATTATGGATATATCAGTATTAACACAATATTTTAGTATAGTAGTTGTAGGAATATGTTTATGTGTTGGCTACGTTATAAAAAATAGCCTTGACTTTATACCAAACAAGTACATACCACTAATAATGCTAATTTTAGGATTAGTAATTAATGTATTAATGAATTTAAACGGTATAAATGCAGAAGTAGTACTAACAGGAATGTTTAGCGGCTTAGCTTCTACAGGACTATACGAAATGTTTAAGAATTTAATTAATCAGGAGGACAAGTAGTATGAATAAAACCGCAAAAGCCTTGAGGCTGTACACACACACACACACACACACACACACACACACTAGCATTTTTAGTGAACAAAATATGGGACAAGGAGGAAGTAGAGAGCACAGAGATGTAGCAATACTTCCTCGTGATTGCGAATGATTCCGAACTGCAAACAATTAAAATATTCATCTAAAGAAATTAAAATAGGAAAGATTAATAACGAGAATGTATACAGCAAAGTAATTAGGTCAAACAGCTTCTTAGCTCCTAATTCTAGTATAAACATATCACACCAAATATCAAATTTGAAGGAAATAATCAAAGCTGATTTAATGGTTACTTACCAAAATGAATTTTATCCTTCACCTGTTTCTTACGATGACACAACTAAAATCGCAACTATTAATAAAATCAATTCAACAAACATTATTTTAAGGAGCGGCAATGAAAGTTGGGGCAGTACAACATTTACAATTATTTTAGAATATACAAAAAATGAATCATAGCATTCACTCTCGAAAAAACAAAATGATACCAAAAAGTAAACGACAGAACCAAAACATAGAAGACATAAAAAGCGAATTAAATAAATCGATAAAAAGATATGAACAACCACCGACACAGGATCTTAATGATTTTACTGATAATGGAATATATTGGTATAACGCTGGATCATCGAATATTCCAGAGGATAAGTATGGAATTATTTTAGTAGTTTCTTCTCCTGCAGGCACCAAAAATAGCACGAACTATTGGTGGACTGTACAAGTAGCCTGCAGTACGAATGATAATATTTTTATTAGACACTCTACTGATAAGCATACTTGGTCAGCGTGGTCTAAAAAATAGAAAAGGAGGAAAAATAAATGGAAATAATAGAAACTAATTTAAATTTCAAAGATATGTCTGACAGAAAGTCAACAGAAAGAATAATTCTACATCATGCAGATGCAAAAAATTGCTCTGCTGAAGATATACATAGATGGCATTTGAATAATGGTTGGAGCGGTGCAGGCTATCACTTTTTAGTAAGAAAAGATGGTAAAGTATATAGACTTCGTCCAGAAGACAAAGTTGGAGCACATGCATATGGTTCAAATTATAATTCTTTAGGAGTATGCTTTGAAGGTAACTTCATGGAAGAAGATATGCCAGAAGCTCAAAAAGAAGCTGGAAAAGAATTAGTTGCATACTTAAAGAACAAGTACAACATAACAACAGTACAGGCTCATAGAGATGTATGTGCAACCTCATGCCCAGGAGATAAATTTCCATTTGGCGAGATTGCAAATTCTGAGACAAACAATAAAGTTATACCTCAGCCACAAAAAAACGTCCCAAAAGGCAACGTGGCAAGAATACAAGCTATTCTAAATGATAAATACGGGTTAAGTATTGCTGTAGACAACATCTATGGAAATGAAACAAAGAAAGCCTTAGTAAAAGGTCTACAAACAGAATTAAACAAACAATATGGAAGAGGTTTAGCTGTCGATGGAATATTTGGAACCAACACTTACAATTCTTGTATAAATGTTAGAAAAGGTGCAGAAGGTAATATTACATATTTAATTCAAGCAATGTTAGTATGTCATTCATTCGACATAGATGCGGACGGAATATTTGGACCTGCAACAGAAAATGCAGTAAAAGATTTTCAATCAAGAAATGGACTATCAGTAGATGGAATAGTCGGAAAAAATACTTTTAATAAATTATTCAAGTAAAAATTTGGTAGGAGCAATCCTACCTCTTTTTTTATGCCAATTTTTGCTATAGCGAAAGAAAGTGCGAAAATTTAGACGACAAACTATATTCTTAAATAATTAAAATGTCTTAAAACTCATTCTCATACGTTGATTTTTTGCCTATTTTTAGCCATTTTACAAGTTTCGACAGAATTTTTACATAAAATTTGTTATTATATTAAAAAGGAGGACAAGCTTATGGAAGATATAAAAAAGCTTGAACTAATGATAAAAAATGATAGCAAATACAATGATATAATAGAGCAGAGCATGCAGATAGATAAATACATAAAAAAGAAAATTGAGGGAGCATTATAGCTTCCTCATATCTATATTAATAAGCAGATCTATTATCTGACTAACTTCAAGGGCTTCTTTTGAATTGATTCCGTACTTATCAATTCTACGATACATCTTTTGTTTTAAAGAATTTATATCAAAAGTAGTGTAAAATAAATCTTTAACATTAACATTCAAATAATCTGCAATGTTAACCAAAACTTCCAAAGAAACGTTCATTTTTTTATTATTTTCTAATTCCGATAAATAAGAACGAGAAATTTTAACATCTTTTGCTAATCTATATGCAGTTATATTTTTACTTTCTCTAATTTGCTTAATTCTAAATACAATCATAAATACCTCTAAAAATAGTATTCCTTAATTGTACAATGAATATGCAAAAAACGCTATATGTCGCTGTCAGCGAACGCTTTTGTCGAACGATTTTTCTTGACTTTGTCGAGTTTTGTTATATAATTTAATCATAAAAAAGAAACGCGTTTCTCCAAGAAAAAGGAGAAGAACAAATGGAAAAAATAATTGTAATAGATGAGAGAACATATCAAGAATTTAAACGTAAAATTGAGAAAAAGAATGATTATTGGAATCTAGGAGAAATAGAAAAAATGATACAATATGCAAATAATATAAATCAAAATATTGACTTTTTTATAAACTAATGTTATATATTAACTAAATAAAAGCTAAGTGGAAAAATTATCACATTTTTATCACATTAGTTTGGAAACAAATAGAAAACATTGAAAATTGTTAATGGAAAAAACGCCAAAAACCAACGTTTTAAGATAAAATAAGAGAATTTAAGAACACTCTTATGGACCATGAGGTCGCAGGTTCGATCCCTGTCACCTCGACCATATTTTAAAATATATAATGAGGAAGTCCAACCTTAAATTGGGACATTAAACGAGGATACTTTGGATAAACTTCCAAATATATCCTTGTTTTTTATTGTATTTTATAATAAAGTCTAATAAAAAGGATGAATTAAG